ATCTTCGATTTCCAGTTGATGGAAAAGTACAGCGCCCGCAGATGGATGGGTTCATACCCTTCCACATCCTTGGCGTACCAGTCCCGGATCAGCTCGAAATCGTAATTGGCATGGGCGACTTCCGTATTCAGCCAGTCCTTGAAATCTTGCTCCTATTTCGGAGGAATATAGAACTTCATCGGTGCTCACCTCACAGCAGCGTATAGCGTACCATCTTGTAATAGAGGATGCGCTGCCGGTTGGCCAGCTCCGTAAGGGTCTGGCTGAGGTTGACATAGGGCTTGTCGGCGTTGGTGATGGTCATGGCGTCAGTGGAATAACCGACGATGCGGTTCACATCCGCCTGGACCTTGCGGTAGAAGCCCATCTCCGCCGTGGTCAGCACATACTCGTATTCATCGGCAGTCAGCTCGATTTCGGAATCCCGATCAAACTGGAGATAGCGTCCGGTCATGACGTACAGATGCCGAACCGCCTGTATGACCATCTCCTGGTAGTCTGTGTCCTCCAGCTCCACCGGCGTATCCTGCCATTCTGTGCGTTGCTTGAGTTCAGCAGCCAGCTGCTCGACATCTGTCATGACCGTTCAACTCCTTCTCACTCAGCCTTGAGAAATTCCCGTTCGGGCATCCGATCCTGCAGGAGCTGCAGCTTGCTGGCGGGCAGATCCATGGTCGTCGCCACATCACAGATAGCGTCCAGCAGATAGCCTTCCTGGATACTCTCCAGCCAGGCCTTGACTTGGGGGTTGCGCATGCCCAGCTTCTTACGTATCTCCTCGGCGTCAAATACCGGCTCGGACTCGTTCTGGACGAAACCCAGTTGCACCGCCAGAGCGCGATCCTCCAGTCGCAGCTGCTTTTCACCCTCGAACAGCGCCGGAGCCATGCTGGCGGCATACTCAATGTCGTCCCTGGACATGGGCGTGAACGAACCGGGATGGATCACGCGCTCCATGCCGCTCTGCAGTACCAGCCCAATGTCGTACTTTCGGGGATTGTATACTCTGATCTTATCCATTTCATCCTCCTATACGGGGAGCGGATTGAACCGCTCCCCAAATCATCCTCAGGTGGTGCTGTCCTTGTAGACGCTCATGGTGGGCGTCTTGCCCAGCACGATGCCGGCGCCGAACCACTGGTCGAGTCGGATCTCATAGGCGAGATCGTCGATGTTGGTGGATTCGGTGGACTGCACGTCACCCTCGAATACGACCTTCAGGGGACGCATGTCCGCAGAGGCGGCGGAGGGCAGGATGTACAGGCGCTTCTCGTCGATCACCGGGGTAACGTTGTCAGCCTTGTAGGGGTTGATCAGGTTGATGACCTTCGCGCCGTAGTAGGTGCCGATCAGGCCGGTGCGGTTGAGTTCCTCGATGATGGAGGGCGCGTACTGCTGGGTAGCAGTCGCGGCGTTGAAGCCGGTCTGCTCCGCCAGCTTGCTGACGATGTAGATATCACCCAGCAGGGTCACGGAGCCGGTGCGCATCCAATGCTGGATCATGGGATTCAGCACGGTCTTCACGATGCCCGCGCCGGTACCATAGAAGGGCGTGGCCCAGTTGTCGGAAGCGCCGTGAAGCACGCTCTGGATGTACTCGATCTCCTTGGCGGACATTTCCAGGGAGGCATCGCGGATCAGGTCAGCCATCTGCACGCGGCCGGTGCGCAGCTCGTACAGGTTGATCACCGGACGAGCGGACACGGAAATGGTGTCCAGGGTGACCTGCTTGTGCGCGATCTTGCTGCGCGCCGGGGTCGCGGCCTTCGCCTGCAGGAACGCGGTGATGCCGTCGATCTTCACGCGGAAGGCGGCCTTCTCGCCGTAGCCGACGCGCTTGGTATCGGCGACGTGGTTCAGCCAGTCGGTGGTGGGCTTCACCATCTCATTGACGGTAAAGCCGACAAGCTGGCCGATCAGGTACTTGTTATGCGGGGTGGGGTCGGAGGCCTATTCGGCGATCAGCTTTCCGGCCTTCTCCGCCTGGTCGCTGTCCACGTGCTCACCGTTGGCCTGCGCTACGATCAGCTTGACCAGCTTGGAATCATTGCGAATCTCAATCGGGGTCATGGGTCATTCACACTCCTTCATCAGTTGGTCTTCTTGGCCACGGTGCCGGCAGCGGCGGGCTGCACGGTGTCGCCCACGGCCAGCGCCGCAAACAGGGTGCTTTCCACGGACATGATCACCTGCTCGCCGGGAACCAGGCGCTTCATGCGGACGTACTTGCCAGTGGGAAGCGTGTAGTTGGTCTCATCATATTCCTCGGAATCGTTGATGTCCCACTCGTTTTCAACGAAGTACACCTCATCGTTGCCGACGCCGGTGACGTTCAGCCGCAGGGCGGGGAGCCCCCACAGTTCGGTCTTCTCCTCGACGCGCAGCAGCGTGTCCTTCGCAGCGGTGATTCTCTTCACACCGGTAGCGGTGATCTCGGCAAACACACCGTTGATCAGCGCCTCAGCGGACAGATTGGCGCCGTCATAGACGTGGCCAACCAGCTTGGTAACATAACCTGCCATTCAGCATTCCTCCTATTCGTTGTGCGTTTTCACGATCAGGCCTTTTCAAGCAGATCGTCGTATTCGCCTCTGGCGGAGATACCGCCCATGGCGTAGCTGGCAACCTGGGGCTTCGCGCCGGGCTTGCCGTTCTTCGTGACCTCCGCGATCAGCGCAGCGTAGTCCACGTTCTGGATGGCGCTGGCGACAGCCTCAGCCTTGGGGTCCAGACCCTGCGCCTCGGCAAAGTGGGTCAGCTCCGCCTGCTTCGTGGTCAGTTCCGCGGCAGCCTTCTCAGCCTCCAGCGCTTCCACCCTGGCCTTGAAGGGCTCCAGCTCGGCAACCTGGGCTTCCAGCTCGGCGATGCGGGCATCCTTGACGACGATGGCGGCGTCGCGCTCAGCGATGACGGAATCCTTCTCTGCAATCGTGGTATCCTTTTCCGCAATCGTATTCTGGGCGGCAGTCAGATCGGCCTCGGCCTTCGCCTTGTCAGCCTGGGCCTGCTCCAGTTCCTCTTCCTTGCCGCGCATCTCCTCGTCCTTCTTGCGCATCTCTTCGTCGTTCTCGCTCTTCTGCTCGGCCAGCTTCAGCCTGGTCTCCAGCTCGGCGATCTTCTTCTGGGATTCATCCATGTCTGTATCATCCTCTCTGTTTTCTTGTTCCGCGACCAGCTGTAAGGCAGTCGCTTCGGGATAGGCCGGGGTGGTGACCACCGCCATGCCGATCAGCTCATTGCCTTCCGCGGCGTCGATGATCTACACGCCGTCACGCTCCTCTACGGTGGATACCATGATCTCGAAGGAGAAGCTGAGATCTCCACGCTCATACATCTTCATGATGGTTTCGCACAGAGTAGGGGAGCGTTTGGGGATCCTGGCCTCGCCGATCAGGCTGACGCCGAATTCGTCCTGGGCCTTGGCAAAAGAAAAGAACGAGCCGATCTGCTCGCTCTGAAACTGACCTGTGCCAAGATCCAGCATGTGAGTCAGGCCCTTGTCCACGCCCAGGCGGAGTCGGTTCGCATCCGCGCACTACGGCAGGCAGGTGTACTTCGCCGCGTTGGCGATGATGTTGTCGATGAAAGCCTCGCTGACTGCGTAACCATTGCGGTTGGGCCGGGTGGAGAACATGCGCATCAGCACCGACATATAGATGTCGTTGGACTGTACCGCGCTCAACTCCACCTGCGAAGCCTGAAAAGTGATTTTCTGCATTTTGTTCACATCCTTCGTTACAGGCTGCCTTCGGGGTTGCTGGGTTTCGGCTGCTTCCCTGTCTGGCTCTTCATGGGATCAGAGGAGCGCTCTGTATCATCCATGGTCGGGCGACCGCGCTTGGCCTGTCCGCTGTCGGATGTCTCGGAGCTTCCCTCCTGAGGAGCATTCTCCCTCGGGGGATCTGTTTTCATCCGTTCCCGTTCCTGCTCCATGTCATACCCGTGGGTTTGCAGCATGGTCTTGGTGGAAACGACGCCCTTTTCCCAGAGCTGACGGCAGACCTCCTGGAACTTCTGGCTCCCGGCCAGATCCACAGGTGGGAAGGTGAACAGCGGTACATTATCCGGACGACTGTGCGTCACGCCCTTCCTGCCGGTGCCGTTCAGCCGCAGATTGATCTTGTTCATCAGCTCGCAGAAGTTGTCCCGCGCCTGCTTGATACGGATCGCCGCCGTCTGCATGGATACCTGGGCGGAGGCGAAATTGCTGCCGTCCTCGGCGCGACCGCTGACGATGATGCCGGAGATGCCGCCCGCTGAGAGAATCTCGGCATTGACATCACGGTACTTGTCATCGTCGAACATTTCCTTTGTGTCCGGCTGGATCACGGTCGCCTTGCACAGGTGATTGGTCGTTGCCAGCGCGGAGCCGGTCATCGCCCGCCTGAACAGGGCGTTCACCGCGTTGAGCGCCGTGATGTCCGGCATGATGTCGGACTTGCTGTCCCCGTAGGTCACATGCACGAAGCTGTGTGCCCCGAGGTTCAGCAGCGCCGATTCATACTGGGCGATGAGAGCCTTGCGCTTGAAGGCGTTCAGACAGGTGGCCACCATGGGGACGGCGTAGCGCATCCAGTCCTCTTTGACATCCTGGAGCACAAAGGTGTTTTCGGGATTCAACTGCACCCAGTCCGCGCCTTTATTCAAGGCGTCGGCGACTTCGGACGGGAATCCATCCAGGCGAACCTTGAGATCCTCATCCTCAAGGAAGTCCTTCTGGGCTTTGGTGCCCTGCTGCCGCATGTCGTCGCGGACGGACTTGCAGTTGAACTCCAGTACCGGCTCCCCGCCGATCATCACATTGGCGACGCGGATCAGGTGGACCGGCAGCGTGATGATGCTGCCGTCCTCCAGCAGATAGATGAACACATTTCCGTACTTGAAGTATTGCAGGAAGATGCTGCGCATACGATCCCTCAGGCCGATGCGGTCGTAATACTCCTCGAACTTTTCCTTGGTCTGCTCGTTCGCGCCGATCTATCGCCAGTCGTCCGCCAGGGCGAAGGGGGTGTAGACGCCCTTGATGATCCCTCGGAAGATGGGGTCGGCGTCCACGAAGTAGTCGCTCAGCTCGTACAGGCTGTTGATGTTGCGCTGCTTGTCCCGAAGGATGCTGTCGTAATCGTAGCTGGCGAGATCACCGCTAAAGGTAATTGACTTGTCATTGTAGGTCATCGTTGACCGGCCATCATCCTTCGCACCCACAGCGATCTCAACCTTCGGTGTCTCCCTGGGCTCATCCCGCGGCTATACAGCGCCGCGCAGCCTCTGAAACCATCCCATTGCATTTCCTCCGTAATTTATTATTCTTCAAGCTTCATTTCAGGATGCTGGGTTATCATATAACCATCGACAGAGCAGATAAACGCCAGTCGTTGATATAGACAGTTTCTTCATACTCCTCCCCGTACTGATCCCCCGACGGTGAGGTCGTTTGGCAGACGGCTTCATTGGCGGGGGACAGACTATTCTGGAAGGGTTCCTATATCTCTATGAACCAGATATCCCGATCATGGAACAAGTAGATTTGATTATTCCCGATCCTACAGGTATATCGTATACCTTGACCTCCGGCTTTCGTCGCGGCAGCACGTTTGACCTCAAGGATACGGTCAATCTTCACAGCAGCCCCATCCTCCGGCCTGAACATGAGTGGCCTGATCAAACCATCGAATTCATGATCGGCGCGGACCTTGACGAACACTTTGTGTTGGTTGGGCTCCAGAACTACACCCTCTATGGATCTGTATCTCTCTGCCATAAGCTTATCCTCTCCCTATTGCTGAAAACGTGGATATCGGATGGATGGTGTTGACCTCTTTGGGATTGACATCCGCAAATTTCTTGTCATAGTATACGATTCCACGCTGTACGATCTGGTGCCCAAAACGGTGTCTCAAATCATCAACAGAATGCTCCAGGTCTTCCATTTTGAAGCGGCGGTCGTCGTCTCCAAACATCGATATTTGGACAGGACTTGTGTCAGGAGACAAACCACTCATGCTGATTCCAATGGAACGCAATGGTAACCGGTCGGCATACCGCATGACGAATAGCCTGTAGGATGCATCCGCGATTTCGGAGGTGAGGTAGGTTGGCTTTTCAAGCGTCCGCTGGCAGGAGTTGAAGACCAGCTCCGTTGACCGTATCGAGAGAGAAACGCATCTTCCCCGAAGGCCGTGCTCTCGCATCCGGGCTGCGACGCTCTCCGCCAACAGATAGATCACGCATTTCACATCGTCGAAGTTTTCCATATCCCGGGGCGCCGTTACGGAGTTCCCAACACTCTTGATAGCAGTTTCAGCTGCAACATTATGAACTGGGGATGGATCGTTTCCCATGGCAAAGACCTTCAGCATCAAACCATTCTTACCAAGAGCTGTTTGAAGAATCCTTGCGTCGCATCTGGCGAGATCACCGATGGTATTGACCCCGATCAGCTTCAGCTTTCGCTTGGTAGCAGGTCCAACGTACAGAAGATCGCTTGCGGGCAGCTGCCAGGCGGTGGCCGGGTAGGACTCACGTCGGAGTACCGTGACAGCATCGGGCTTTTTCATGTCTGAACCCAGTTTTGCCATGATTTTGTTGTCGGCAACGCCAATGGAAACGGTGATGCCCAGCTCATCCTTGATCCTTTCCCGTATCTCCTGCGCGATCTCTTCCCCTTGGTCCAACGTCTGGTTCCAGGCGGAGAGATCGATCCAGTTTTCATCCAGTCCAAAGGCTTCGACCTGATTAGAGTACTCCTCTTCAATCTGTCTCATCATCTTTGAGAAGTGGACATAAAGGGGATAATCGGCGGGAAAAACGATCAGCTGAGGGCATTTTTGCCTGGCTTCCCAGAGTACTTCTCCTGTTTTGATGCCATACTGCTTTTTCGCAATGGGGTTTGCTGTCAAGATGATTCCGTGCCTTGCTTCCTGATCACCACCTACGGCGACGGGAGAATCTTTCAACCAAGGTTTATAGCATAATTCACAGCTAGCGTAAAAGCTGTTTGCGTCGCAATGTAATATGACCCTTCCCATGCCAATACCTCCAAACCCTTCGTTATGTATCTTCAGTAAAGCCTGGGGTATCAGATAGAATCTCTATGTGACGGGATTAGTATAATATCGAACAAATGTTCTTGTCAAGCGATTCAAGGCAAATGAAACAGTTTCTTCAAGCCTTGTTCGATTATGCATTGGTTCAGAATTTGCTCACAACGCCTATGCAAGCATCCTTCGGCTGCATGAGACGCCGCTTTCGGGTGTCCTCCAGTTCGGCGATGTAACGCACCGCCATTGAGAGCGCTGAGTACCGGTCCTTATGCTGGTTGCTGCGGGCGACGTCGTAGACGACCACGTTACTCGATGTCGTCCGCATGACGATGTTGCCCATCTCGATCTGCAGGGCGTCGCCCTCCAGAAAGATGGCCTTCTCTTCCAGCGTCAGCTTATGCTTCTTCGGAGCTTCGTCATTGCCGTCCTCATTGTCATCGGGGACGGCTTCAGCGTTCCGCGAACTGACGGGGAGCTCCAGAGAGTGTTGTTCCAATGCGACGCGCAGGCAGGAGACCAGCTGTTGGTTGATTGCCGGGTTTGCCTTTACGCTCCGCAGCAGCGGGACCGCGTTGTGGATGATGGTTCGCTCGTCGTCCAGTGTCCATGGCGGATACTCCTTGCCCGTGGCAGGGTCGATCCAGGGCTGAGCCAGGAACTGGGGGAAGGCGTCTCCCAGACCTCTGTGGTCAAACACGACGCGCACCGTATGGGGGAAGCGGACGTAGGTCTTCCTGACCTCCTCAGCCTATGCGTCCAGGCGCTTGCCGTGATAGGTGCGCATGTAGACCTATTTCTTCAGGTACCCTCCGTTCTCCATCTCCACCAGCTTGATGACGCAGATTACGGCGTTGTCAGCCTTGCTGTCGACGGACGTCGCCAGGTCTACTCCCATCACATAGGTGGACGAGCTCTTGGCCGGCTGCGCCAGTTCCACCTGCTTCAGCGTCCGGCAGCTCTCGG